TTTGGATATTATTGCTGATGAAGCGACTTTGAAAAATGAACAAGGCAAGCTTTTAACAGTAAATACTTCCGATGAAAATATTAAAAAGATATTAGATAACCTTTTTTACGACATACTTAACATCGAATTCAATTTATGGACCTGGGTCCGTCAGATGTGTAAGTACGGCGATTTCTTTTTAAAATTAGAGATTTCTGAGAAATTCGGAGTATATAATGTACTACCTTATTCAGTCTACAATATGTCTAGATTTGAAGGAAGTGATAAAGAGAATCCTGCAAAGGTAGAATTTATATTAGATTTAGATGGCCTCATGGCTACGCTAGACCCGGGGTATATGCCTCAGACTCAAAAAAATGCTATAAAGTTAGATAATTACGAAGTAGCTCACTTTAGATTATTATCCGACGCTAATTACCTACCATATGGAAGATCTTACATAGAACCCGGGAGAAAGATTTTTAAGCAGATGATCCTGATGGAGGACGCTATGCTTTTACACAGGATAGCAAGAGCCCCGGAAAAAAGGGTTTTTTACGTTAACGTAGGATCTATTCCTGCAAATGAAGTTGAACAGTTTATGCAAAAAACTATCAACTCTATGAAAAAGACCCCGTATATTGATCAACAGACCGGTCAATACAATATGAGGTATAACATGCAGAACATGTTAGAAGATTTTTACATACCTATTCGAGGTAACGATACGACAACAAAAATTGAAACATTACCTGGATTAACTTACGATGGTACCGGTGATGTTGAATACCTAAGAAATAAACTATTTGCAGCCTTAAAGATACCTAAAGCGTATTTTGGGTACGAAGGTGAATTACAGGGTAAAGCAACACTAGCGGCTGAAGATATCAGATTTGCTAGAACTGTTGAACGTATCCAAAGAATAGTAGAAAGCGAGTTAACTAAGATAGCTTTAGTACATCTTTACGCTCAAGGTTATACAGGTGAAAGTTTAACTAATTTCGAATTAACTCTATCTACACCTTCTATAATATATGAGCAAGAGAAAATAGCTCTAATGACAGAAAAGGTTAACCTTATTAACTCTCTACTAGAAACAAAACTTATTTCCAGTGATTGGATTTATGAAAATATTCTAAAGTTCTCCGAAGACCAGTATATTGAAATGAGAGACCTGATAAGAGAGGATGCTAAGAGAGCATTTAGATTGACCCAAATTGAAAATGAAGGAAATGACCCCGCACAGACTGGAGAAACCTACGGAACACCTCACGATCTCGCTACTATCTACAGAGCTGATCGAGACGATAAACAAGATCTCCCTCCAGGGTACAATGAACGGGAAGTTCCAAGAGGAAGACCGGTAAAACATGTATCAATGTACGGAACTCAAGACGACCCACTAGGGGGTAGAGATAGATTAGGAGTTCACGGGATGAAAGGCGGATATCCTTCGGATAATGAGAACGTCAATGAAGGAACTAAGACTAAAGCAGTATTCTACAAAAATAAAGATATTTTTAAGCCGAAAAAAACAAATCTTTTCGAAGGTACAAGTAATCTACTAGATGAAGGTAATATTAAAGATTTATAGAAATTAATGTATATTTATAAAAGAATACTATCTAATGAATAAAATTAAACATTCAAAGTATAGAAATACCGGCTTACTCTTTAACCTCTTGGTTAAGCAGTTAACTGCCGATGTACTTGAAGGTAAAGATTCTGCATCTTCGAACCTTATTAAGAAGTATTTCCATTCAGGCTCTGTACTATCTAAAGAAAATAAACTATATCAAGCTATAACTGAAAGCGTAAATGTACACACTAATAAGGCAAACGCTATAGTTTCTACAGTTTTAGAAATATCAAGAAAACTTAACAAAGAAAAGTTACTCAAGCTGAAATATGATCTAATCAAAGAAATTAAAGCTAGCTACGATCTTGATGAATTTTTCACAATCAAGGTACCAGAGTATAAAGTATTAGCAGCAGCATACACCTTGATCGAAGCTCATAATAGCGCTGAACTTATTGATCCGGATATTATTATAAATAATAAGACTACTCTACTGGAGTATATGACTCAGACTTTGCCAACAGAGCAAGACTCAAGAGAGAGTTTAATCGAGGAGTATTCTAAGTATGATGACGACCTTAGATTACTAACTTATAGAATACTACTGGAAAAATTTAATACAAAGTATAAAAATTTATTACCGGAGCAAAAACTAATACTAAAAGAGTTTGTGACGTCTGTTTCATCGACAAAAAAATTGAAAAATTTTATCAATGAACATATGAAAGTTATACGAGAGAGTTTAGAGGATTTAGGAGGTAACGTAGAGGATGAAATATTAAAGATTAAACTCAGCGAACTTTTAAATTACATAACTGAAATAAAGAATAACGAAAAGGTAGACGATAATCACCTCGTTGCTTTAATGAACTACTACGAATTAATACAAGAACTAAAACGTGCCAAACAAGATAACTAGAAAGATGATTAGGGAGCTTGTAATAAAAGCTATAACCGAACAGTCTGCAACTGGAGCGGTATCAGGCTATCTAACTAAGTACGCTTTTACAGCTCCTGGGAAAGATAGCTACAATACACCTGGAGCTAAGATTTTAAAAAAGTATGGATTTAAAAAGCCACCTAAGTTCAAAAGCAAGGCTATGGACGTAATCAGGTACTACCAGGAGGGTAAAATTTAAAACTATGAAAACTTTACAAGAAAAATACACTGCAGTAGCAGAAGGCAAATTTGACAAAGTTAATTTTGTAAGAGACGCAAAAAATACTTTTCCAGATTTTATTTCACCTGCTAATACTTTTGAGGATATTGTTAAAATACTTAGAAATAAGGGCATTTTAACTGAAAGCAAGAAATCCGAAAGTCCCAAAATGAACTACCCCTCCGAAATGTTTTTACCTGAGGATAATTACTCATTATATGAGATTGATTTAGGTATTAGAGTTGAATTAGAGAAAGCAGGACTACTCCCTGGAGAGCGCCCTACTGAAGAGCAGTACGGTAAAGCAAGGGGTATTGCTCTAAAAAACTTAAAGAGAAATAAAAACATTTATACAACTCCGGAAAAAGAAAGTAAAAGAACAGATTTACCTATGCAGGTAACTAAGAGTGAAACTAGTTTAGTAGATACGGCTAATAGTATGAAGAAACTTAATTTAAAAGAATCTTTTGCTAATTTAATTAAAAAGATAATTGAAGACAAATGAACCCGGTAATTACAGAGTATATCCCGTTTAAAGGCTTACTTGTTGAGTCTACTACAAAGCCTGGAGTGTTTGAAGTAGAGGGAGTAGTACAAAGAGCAGGTGATAAAAACCATAACGGTAGGGTATATGAGTTAGAGGTACTCTCTAGAGAAGTAGAGAAGTATGTTAAGAACTTTGTTGAAATTGGAAACGCATACGGCGAATTAGATCACCCAGACTCCCCCGTTGTTAACCTTAAGAATGCTTCTCATGTCGTTAAAGCTTTATGGTGGGATGGAAACGATTTACTAGGTAGGTTAGAGCTATTAAATACCCCTTCCGGTAATATCGTTAGAGAAATACTGAGAGGGGGTCATACTATTGGAATCTCTTCTAGAGGAACCGGTACGGTAAAGGAGACGAATGAGGGGTATTTAAAAGTTCAAGATGATTTTGAATTAGTATGCTGGGACTTCGTTTCAAATCCTTCTACGAAAGGGGCTTTTATGAAGCCGGTAAAGTTAAATGAAAATAGAGAGTATGTTAATAAGTACGCTAAAGCCCATGAATTGGTTAGCGAACTTCTTTGCTTAACAGCAAATAAATGTTTACTGTGGTAAATATATATTAAATCTTTTTTCGGTTTTTATTTAGATATATATTAATGCAATATATCGTCAATACGGTATTTTTTTATTAATTATATTACGTTTTTAATAAACGTACGAATCCCTTAAATTTTTAATTATGAAGAACGATTCAAACCTTTTTAAGGAGGCTATCGCTGAGGCTAAAGCAGTACGAGAAGCTGCAATCGCCAATGCTAAAGCAGCTTTAGAAGAAACAATCACTCCTCGCCTGAAGGAACTACTTGTAACTAAATTAAACGAAATGGAGCTAGAGGAAGAGGAGTTCGTTGATTTGGAGGAAGCGAAAGAGATGCCGGAAGAGAAAGAGGAAAAGAAAAAAAACGAAGGCAAAAAGTCTGAGAAAGAGGAAGAGCCTGAAAGAAAAGAAAAAGAATCTGAAGAAAAAGAGTCGGAAGATGCTCCCGAAGATGAAGAGGAAGTCGATTTACCTGAAGACCTCACCATGGATAAGTTGGAACAAATCATTACTAATATTGTCCAAAAAGAACTCGCCGGCGGAGAAGCTGATCTAGAATCAGGTATGGGCGACATGAATGATATGGACAATATGATGGATGCCGAAGCTTCTTCAGACGAAGAAATTTCTTTAGAAGAACTTTTAGCAGAGCTAGAACAAGAAGAGTTGGATGAAGAAGATGAGCCAAATATAGATGAGCTTCTTTCTGAACTAACTCAGTTTAGGAAAGAAACTGAAAAAACATCTAATAGAGACCGTCAGCTTACTGAAGCCCTCAACACTATTAAATCTCTGAAGCAAGATCTTACAGAAATCAACCTCTTAAATGCTAAACTTCTTTACGTAAATAAGCTTATGAAAGAGTTTAGTTTATCTGAATCTCAAGTCGTAAACATTATGACTGCTTTTGATAAAGCAGAAACAGTAAGTCAAGCTAAATTAGTATACGAAACAGTTTTACCTAATTTATCTAAAAAAGTAAAAACTACTGTTAACGAGAACAGAGGATTTGCATCTAGACCAGCAGGTATTGCACCTAAAAAAGTAATCACCGAAAACACCGATGTTATTTCTTCCGAAGTAGTTAACAGACTCCAGATTTTAGCTGGAATCAAAAAACCTAATTAACCCACCTTTTAAATTTTAATTTTACCACTATGTTAAACCAACTTTTAGAAACCGCAAACCCTTGGAAAAATCTCCAAGAAGAAGCCGGCAGACTCGCCTCTAAATGGCAAAGATCAGGCTTGTTAGAAGGCCTCGAGTCGTCTGTCGACAGAAACAACATGGCTATGATTCTTGAGAATCAAGCAAAAGGCATCATTGCCGAGCAATCCTCAACCGGTACTGCTACTTTAGGAAGTAACAGCTTCTCTGCCGAACAATGGGCAGGTGTCGCATTACCGCTCGTAAGAAAGGTATTTGCTCAATTATCTACTAAAGAATTCGTAAGCGTACAGCCTATGAATTTACCCTCCGGCCTTGTATTCTATTTAGATTTCAAGTATGGAACTAACGTATCTCCTTTCGCGTCCGGTAACTCAATGTACGGTACCCTTGACACCTTAGATACCGACGCTAATGGAGGTTTATACGGTGCTGGATCTTACGGGTACTCTATGAATGAGTTATCTGCAAGTATCGGTGCTAGCAGCGGTGCCACTACAGGTTCGTTGACTATTGCAGATATCAACTACGATTCTGGTTCTGCCGCATTACTATCTACTGCAGTTAAATTGACTTTCAACACAAGCTCACTTAACGCAAGATTCGACACCTTATCCGTTAGATCCTTCCAATTCCACTCAGGTTCTGTCGGCGTAGCACCAACTACTGCAAACCGCGTAAGTATCTACCCCGAATACACCAAGATCACAGGTAGCGTACTTCAGTTTGTAATTGCAAGACCTACATTAACAACTGGATCAGCTATTTCCGGATCTGTAGTTTACTCCGTACAGCCTTTAGACAACTCAAGAGGTGACTTCGAAGATAACCCAGCCGGTTCGATCTCTATCCCAGAGGTTAACGTAGAACTGAAATCACAGGCTATCGTCGCTAAGACTCGCAAGTTGAAAGCACAATGGACTCCTGAATTCGCTCAAGACTTAAATGCATACCATGCTCTTGACGCTGAAGCAGAATTAACATCTACTTTGTCTGAATACATCTCTGCTGAGATTGATCTCGAGATACTGGACATGTTAATCTCCGATGCGAGAACTACTGAGAAATGGTCTGCCGTAAGTAACAGAGTATGGGATACCAACACGACCACGTGGGTAGTTAATAGCCCAGGCTATTACAACACACAAGGTCAATGGTTCCAAACTTTAGGAACTAAGATCCAGAAAGTATCTAACAAAATCCATCAGAAAACCTTGAGAGGCGGTGCTAACTTCATCGTATGTTCTCCTTCCGTAGCAACTATCTTGGAATCTATTCCCGGATACGCTGCCGAAACCAACGGTGATAAGATGGACTTCGCAATGGGCGTTCAGAAAGTAGGCTCTTTGAATTCCAGATTCAGAGTCTATAAGAACCCTTATATGACTGAGAACGTCATGTTGATGGGCTTTAGAGGTTCCCAGTTCTTGGAAACAGGTGCTGTGTACGCTCCGTACATCCCATTGATGATAACACCACTTGTGTACGATCCAAATACCTTTACACCAAAGAAAGGTTTGATGACTCGCTACGCCAAGAAAATGATTCGTCCAGAATTCTACGGTAAGGTCTTCGTATCCGATTTAGGTACTATTTAAGAACTACCAATGTAGGAAAGATTAGGGCCTTCGGGCCCTTTTCTTTTGAGAATTTTTCATATATTTATACCTGATAAACTACTTAGCATTATGAGAACTAAAGACAATACTTTAATTACGTGTAAGTTATGTGAGGATACTGTTCAAGCAAGCGGAATGGGAAGCCATTTGTACCACAAACACGACAAGACTACTTCGGAAGAGTACGTAAATAAATTTGGGGAGTTTAGACGAAAGTACCTGAACGAGCGTAAGAGGAAAGAAGTAAGCGGTGTTTACTGTCAAATTTGTAATGAATCTATGATGAGCCATAAACACTTACTACACCATATACATACTCATTCTATAACTTGGCAAGAGTATTTTATTAAGTATTTTTTCTACGGAAATCATCCAACCTGTAGCTGCGGTTGTGGTGAGAAAGTTAAATTAATACGTCACGGGAAGAATGAAAAGAATGAAACAGTTTATGCGAGGAGTATATTACCAGGACATAATAACAATCCACCTGGATACAGATCTAACAACCTTGAGCAGAGGTTAAAAATGAGAGAAGCTGCTATTAAAAGAATGGAAAGTAAAATAGGTACTTTTTTTAACAACGGACCTAGCAAAGGTGAAATAGAATTACAGAATTTTGTAAAATCGTTAGTACCGGAATGTAATTTTCAGGACCGGACTATACTCTCTGGATTAGAGTTAGATATAGTAGTACCGGCTTGTAAAATAGCATTTGAATACAATGGCGGGTATTTTCACAGTGATTTACATAAAAATAAAACATACCATTTAAAAAAGTCCCTAGAAGCAGCTAATCAAGGGTACAAAGTAATACATATATGGGAGTGTGATTGGTATAACCGTAAAGACATCTTAAAATCTATGATAAAAAATCAACTAGGTAAGACTGATACTACGATTTACGCAAGAAAAACTAAAATCTTACCACTCTCACCCATAAATGCATCTGATTTCTATAGGAGCAACCACTTACAAGGAGCCGCTGTCGGAAAGTACCATTACGGTCTTTACCACGGTGATACATTAGTAAGCGCTATGTCTTTCTCTTCCCTACGTAAAGCTACTGGGTTGAATAAAAAGGAGAACTGCTACGAACTAATAAGATACTGTAACGCTTTAAATACAACCGTTGTAGGAGGTGCTTCTAAGTTATTTAAGTATTTTATAAAAATACATACACCGGAGGTAGTAATAAGTTACGCTAATTTCGACTGGAGTACTGGTAATTTATATGAAAAATTAGAAATGCAATCGGAAGGGAGAACACCTCCTGGGTATTTTTACACAAAAAGTAAATATAGATTTTCTAGATTTCAGTTTCAAAAGCATAAATTAGTTGCCAGAGGGGCAGATCCTACTAAGACAGAATACGAGATAATGATTAGTAACGGGTATGCGAGAATATGGGATTGCGGAAATCTTAAATATAAATGGGGTAAATAAGGAGAATTGTACTATTTATATGAAATAAAAGTTAGCATATGAGTTTAGAATTTGAAGTTTTACAAGAGCCTTTAGAAAAAAGAAAATTAAAAAATCCAATTAAGTTTAACTTAACATTAAACGAAGAACAAAAGCAAGCAAAAGACATAATACTCTCTAATGTAATAACTGTTTTAAAAGGAAAAGCAGGTTCAGGAAAAACTCTTTTAGCATGTCAAGTTGCTTTGGACCTTCTCTTCAAGAAAGAGATAAAGAAAATTATAATCAGTAGACCAACTGTATCCAAAGAAGAGATAGGATTTTTACCAGGAGATATTAAAGAAAAGATGGACCCATGGGTAACACCTGTTTATCAAAATTTTTATAAACTCTACAATAAAGAAAAAATTTTGAAACATTTAGCTGAAGGTGAAATAGAGATACTACCTTTTGCATTTATGAGAGGTATTACTTTTACTGAAAGTTTTGTAATCGTGGATGAAGCTCAAAATGTAACTACACCTCAAATGGAAATGGTACTGTCAAGATTAGGTACTGATTCAAAGATGGTAATATGTGGGGATTTAATGCAAACTGATTTAAACAGCAAGAGAGATTCCGGATTTAACTTCTTAACAGAGTTAGCTGCAAATATTACCGGTTTTGAAATTTTCGAATTAAAAAATAACCACAGGCATTCAATAGTTGATAATATTTTAAGATATTACCAGGAAGCTCGGGGCTAGTAAGTATCTAGTACAAGGCTATAAACTTTCAAAAAATAGAACTAGAATACTCTATTTATTAGTATATGGCTGAAAATAGAAAATTAGGTGCTAACAGGTTAGATACAACTGACAAAGGTCAAGCATACTTTGATGGGCCATTTGGTATAAACAAAGGAGAATTACCTGTAGTTGAGCAGGGATGGGAGGGGTATGTCTTAACTGTAGGAGAAGATAATAGATTATCACTAACTACAGGAGTATCGGGAAGCGGGGGAGGTACAGCTTTAGGGGATAGGATCACCACGGGTAGTATAACTGCATCTGTAAATATAGGAGCAAATACTTTTAGGATACAAAGCGGTTCATCTACATTTTTATATGTAAGTTCAAGTGGAAATATAGGTATTGGAACTACAACACCTTCTTCAACATTACATATAAGTGGGACTTTTAGAACTCAACTTTCAAATACTATTCAAGCTAGGGTATTAGGAGTAGATAGTAATGGAAATGTTACAATATTTGATACATCTTCTATAGTAGCAGCCGGAGGTGGAGGAAATGTAATAGGAACAGGTATTGCAAATTATGTGCCCCTGTGGACTAATGCATCTACAATAACTACTTCATCAATTTACCAAAGCAGTAGTAATATAGGTATAGGCACAACATCACCCACAAACACACTTCAAGTAGTAGGTGGTATAACTGCAACATCAATAACTGCATCTATTATATCCGCATCAAGTGGTATAACAGGTTCGCTATTTGGAACATCAAGTTGGGCAATTAATGCTTCTCAAGCTTTAACAGCTTCTTATATATCTGCAACAGGTAATGCATTTGTACAAAATGGTAACTCTTTTGGTACTACTGCTATCCTAGGTACAAATGATAACCATGCCTTACAATTCGAAACCAGTGGTTCAATAAGAATGACTGTTAGTAATAGTGGTAATATAGGCATAGGTACAACATCGCCTGCGGCTTTATTAGATGTAAATGGAAATACAATAATAAGAGGAGCTTTAACTGCTTCTATAATATCCGCATCAAGTTGGATATCGGGTTCTGATTTACGTGTTGTTAATACTGCTACAATAGAAGGTACACTAGGGGTAACAGGTGTTACTACCTTGCAAAATAATTTAATAATAAGCGGCAGTACAACTTTAGGGTCATCATCTGCACAAACTGTAACTTCAAATGTAGGATTTATAACATCTCCTAGTTTTGTGTCGGGATGGGCTGGTCGAGGCTGGAGACTAGATTATTCATCAAATCAAACCTCATCTTTAGACTTAGATAACTTAACAGTTAGAGGACAGTTAAGAGTGTTTGAACTTGTTATAAACCAAATTAGAGCAACTAACGGTTCACTATTCGTATCTAGTGTAGGAAAAGTAGTTTCTGCATCATTTATATCAGGAACTGATTACTTTCTAACTTTTGACACAGCAAGCGGAGACGTAGATCATGGGTTTGCAAGAGGTGATATAATTCGTGCACAACGTGTTAATAGAGCAGCATTAACAGGTACAGGGGTCACCCAAAGTATTGCAGGAAACTTAGTATACCAAACAGATCTAACTGTTCGAAATGTAACTAATTTAAATTCATTAACCGCTTCTTTGATAGCAGGTACTGCTCCATCAGGCGGTATGGATTTTGTTAGATTAGGTAATAGCGAAAGTTTAAATAGACAGGGTACAATCTACTTAACAGCTGATGATTCATATGCTCCTTTTATAGATGTAGTTGACGGTATAAAATCACATAGTGAATGGAATAACGCATCCGGTAGCGGAGGGGTTAAAGTAAGGATGGGTAAATTAAATGGTATAACATCCCCAATCTTTGGACCGTTAACAGCGTCCGGTAATAATTCTCTATACGGGTTCTGGGCATCGGGTTCAGCTTACCTAGAAGGCGGTATAAATGCAACTTTTGGAAATATAGCAGGTTGGACCATAAATACATCAGCTATTACTAAAAGCGGTTTAGAATTAAATTCATCCGGTACTTTTTTTAGAGCAGGAACAATAGCTTCGAACCTAACGTCGGGTACCGGTATACTGTTAAGCGGGTCAGGCGAAGCTTTAATAGGGAGTGCCTCGGGTCATAGAATTTCATTTATTGGAGGTAATTTAACCCTTAGTGCTTCAAACGCTATATTAAAAGGCGATACAGTAGAGATAAGCGGTTCAAATTTCCACTTAATAAACGGAAATATAACTGCTTCTAATGTTAGATTATCTGGAAATATAACAGCAACTTCAGGCAGTATAGGTGGCTTTGAGATTACCCCTACTGAAATTAAATCAACAGGCTCACTTACCTCAGGATCATTTACCTCTCCTTATATCTCCCTAAAAGCAACAGGGGAAATAACAGGCTCAGATGTTTTAATACACAGAGTAATAAGTGGTTCGTTATACATACTATTAGATACAGTAGCTGGTTTAATTGATGCTAGAAATGTCGGTAGACAATTGATAACAAGTGATGAAACTTATGCCTATCTAGGACCTACTTCTACGGGTACCTCTAATCCTCCAATA